ATTTTGCTTCAGTCAAAGGTGTTCCGACTAAATCAAATCCATCTTGAAACTGTTTGTTCATATCAAAAAACGCCGCATTCAAATCATTCAGAGCAGTTTCTAAACGCTTTGAATTATCGAATATATCGAACGATACAATATTTTTTCCAATTGCCCCCAATACATTACCAAATCCCGAAACTATGCGAATTGTATCATTAGCAATTGAACTAATAATTTGCCCTGCTTTTTGTAACCTAGCAATAAATTCTTTGCCCAATCCAATCCAAGTTGGAATATTATTCATAAACCACCCAAGAGCAGTATATCCAATAAATCCCATAATTCTGTCTAAAAGACTACCTCCAGTATCATTTACTAGCGATTGCCTTCCAATTGGACTTCTAACAAGTTTTTGTGCTTCTGCTTCTGTTTCTCTTTCTGCTCTATTTTCATTCTCAATTCTTTTTCTGGTTAAAATATTTGATGTTGCAATAGATTCTCTTCTAACTTTAGTTTTACGAAATAAAATTCCAGAAATATTTTGAATACTTTTACCTGCATTAGAAATACCCTGTCGAGTACTTCTAAATGAAGATGTTCTTCCTAAATTAAGTGGGGATGCTACAACCATTTTACATTACCACATTATAATTGAGTTGAGAATATAATGAATAAAAATTCTCAGGATTTGACGATTGAATTAAAGGAGTATCTCCTGCAGGTTCAACTTGTTGTGCTGGTTGAGGTTGATTACCTGCTCCACCAGAAGATGTCATAATTACATTTGGTGCTGGTTCAATAAGAGCACCAACATTTGGAGTAGTAATTTGGGGAATGGAAATTTGTGCCTGAACAACATTAGTTGGTTGTGCTATATTTTCTCCTACTTGATTTTGAGTTATATTTGCTTGTGGTGAAAGTGGTTCAGGTGCAGACATATTCGTAGTATCTACACTAAAATTAAATGTAGGACTTTCGGGTGCCATTGGAGTTGCAGGTTGAACTGACGGTTTTTTTGGTGGTGGTGATGGTGCTGGTGTTTCTGAATATGCACCTGATTTTGATGGAGTTGGTTTTGGAGTTTTTGGTTGATTTTTTTCTAAAGGAGTTCCTTTAAATGCACCAAAGTCTCTAGCGATAATAGCAGCATCAATAGAAAATGATGCTGCAGTTCCCCATCCAGGTAAAGTCGATGCTAATCCAGAGCCATATTCCATGAGTGCTCCTGTAGTATCACCCTGAAGCAATCTTCCTGTTCCAAAAATGGCACCAGTAGCTAAACTAAGTAAAGGAAGTTTTCCAGCAGTAGACTTTATTCCAGTTTTAGTTGCAGTAGATGCCACTTTTGTTGTTGTCGCTGCAACTTTTCCACCAGTAAATAAACTTTTAATTCCTCCAGCAACCATTCTTCCAAGAGTAGCAATTCCTCGGAATAATCCACTGATTAGTCCAGAGGTTAATCTTACTATTCCTCTTGTTACACTAAAGATTATTTTTGTAATAGATCCAAACACCCTATTAACAAAAATAAATCCACGAGCAGCAACAATAACACCATTTGTAACTGATCTAAAAATTTCTTCTAGTTTGGTCTTATTACCCTCTGCATTTGCCTTTAGTGCTTCAATTCCCTGATTAGTCAACCACCCAAGGAACATAAACCCAAGAGCATTCATAATTCTATTAAAAAGAGGCTCTAACTTTTGTTGAATAGCAACAACTGGTTTTAGAAGAGCATTTGCGATTCTATTTTCTAATTCTCTTTCTCTACCAATTCTAACCTTTTTTTCGTTTAACTTTCTTTCGTTTTCTATTTTTGTTAGATTTTCTCGCTGTTCAAGAGCACTATCATTTGCAATTTGTTGAGCAAGATTATTCAATCCGGTGTTGATATTAAGAACTTCTACGCGAACTCTTTGTATCTGTTCTTGAAGTCCAACGACCGATTGTTGTGCTGTCTGTATTTGTAAATCTTGTGCTTTATCAACTAAACTTGTTTGGGGTCTTACAACTATCGCACCACCTCTTCCAGTCTCTCCTCCTCCACCCCCACCAGTAAATCCAGATACTCTAGTACTTCTAAATATTGCTTTTCTTCTTTCCGATGACAAATAAGACCCCGTAGTTGGATCAACCCCAGTTTGTGCTATAGTTACTGGATCAGCCATTTGATTGGTTCTTCAGATTTTCTTCTTCGATGTATTGCTGGAGAAGACCAATATAAATTTCCCTTTCCCAAGGAATCATATTTTCCAACTCTGTTAATGAATATTTATGATGCTGAATCAAAGCAAAATTAGTTTTATAGTATGACGCAAGATCTTCATGCGCCATTCCTATGCGAAAAAAGATGTTAATCCCTCCAGAACTACTTCACTTTCTACACCAGTATTTGGATTCTTAATCTTAAGTGTATGAGAAAGTTTAGGCATCGTCTCAAAAAACTTTTCAATATCCTTAAATTGTTTTGAGCTCAATCCTTCAAGGAATTCGATAAGTTCTTTTTTTGTAGTATCTGAAGCTGCCCAAGATTCTTCTTCACTATAAATTTGTTCGATACATGAACAAATCATATCAAATGTATCATCAACACTAATCTGACCTTCACCATTAAAATTGTTCTTAATAAACTCTTCCATCGAGGGATATTTCATTCTTAAAGTCAGATTGTCATCCAACTTAATATCTCTACTATGATTTTCACTTACTTGAACTTTAATATCATCAAGATTAATGCTGATAGGAACTTGAGTTGTTTCATCATCAGGGCAAGTAATTAAAACATCAACTTCTTCCCCAACAGACTTTCCACGAATATTTAAAAAGATATATTCTATATCAAAAGTTGAAAGTTGCTCAACTTTAATTCCTTTAGTGAGAATACAATTTGTAATTACGGTCTTTACTGCATTCGTAATTTGTTTTGGATCCTCACTCTCCATAGCAATGATAAGTACCTTTTCTTCTTTTACAAGAAAGGGGCGATATTTGATCGTCTTTTTAATTGAAGGAATTTCCAACTCATATGTTGGTGTAGCAATCTTTGGTAAAGGCATAATAACCTATAAAATTCAGTTATAAGTATTTATTACTCAATATTAAAGTGTCCTCCACCAGTCACCTGAAGTAGTCTGATTTGATTGGTTGCTTGAAGAAGGTGAAGTGCTAAAAACTTTAGAATAATCAGTATTAAAGACTTGTTTTTGAGAATCTATTATTTTTTTATTAATATCATCCAAAGATTGTATAGAATTTATATTGGATTGTGATGCTTGTGGGTTATTAGGATTTATATTATTATTATCTCCAACTAATTGACTTAAACTTGTTGCTCTACCAGCAATATAGCGATCATACTGGAATGTAGCAGACATTTTTAAAGTATCAGAAGAAATATAACTAACTTGTATAGAGCTGATGGAAGAAGGAAATAATCCTCTAAAATTATATTCAATTTCTCTATTATAATCTCTATCAAATTTAATTATCTTTACTGAATTTGCCTTATAATATTCTGGGTATTGCATTCGAATAAAATAATTATTAACATTCGTACTTATTGGTGCATTTTCATCAGTCAAACCAATTGGATTTGTAGACCCACTCGCAATAAACTCCATCCAACATTCTAAAAATTTTAAAGTTTGGTAATTTTTATCAACATAAAAATCAAGACTAATGGAATCATATTGTCTTGTATGGGCAAAATTTTCAGTAATTCCAGTAAAGTTTCCTGAAATATTCGCAGTCATAAGACTTGTTGTAGGTAAGACTGCAGAATAACATAATAGTCCAGCGTCCTCTGCAATAAATCTACTACTTACTCCTTTTCTTAACAGATAAGTTTGTAGTTCTGGCGGCATAGTTCCAAACTTCACTTCATAATGAGAAGTTTGCGCTAGATTAGTAAATAGTGGTTTGATGTCCGATATTCTACGAGGTCTAACAGCCACTCTAAATACCTTATACGAGTCTTACATTATAAGTATTTAGATGTCCTACAAGGGAAAATATCAACCTTCCTTTCCTCAAAAGTATAAGGGTGACCCAACAAATATCATTTATAGGTCATTATGGGAAAGAAAATTTATGGTGTATTGTGATACGAATGAAAGAATTTTAGAATGGGGTAGTGAAGAATTGGCTCTTCCATATCGCTCACCATTGGACGGTAAGATTCATAGATATTTCCCAGACTTTTATATCAAAGTTCAAGAATCAAACGGAAAAATTAAAAAGTATCTTATCGAAATCAAACCTAAAAAGCAAACTATTCCACCACCAAAACCCCAAAGGCAAACCAAAAATTATATTCGTGAGGTTTATGAGTATGCTAAAAATCAATCAAAGTGGGAAGCAGCAAAAGAATGGTGTGCTGATAGAGGATATGAGTTCAAGGTAATTACAGAGAATGAACTTTTTTAGTTATAAATAACTAAAAAGACTGCGATAAAAATGGGCGAATATTATACATATGCTTATCTTCAAAATGATGGATTGCCATATTACATTGGAAAAGGTAAATGTCGCAGATTATATGACCATAGAGGAAAAAATTGTAATCCACCAAAAGATAAAAATAGAATAATAAAGTTAAAACAGAATCTTACTGAAGAAGAGGCATTTAGACACGAAGTTTATATGATTGCCATATTTGGCAAAAAATGTGATGGGACTGGTATGTTAATGAATATTGCCGATGGTGGTAATGCTCCTCCTAAAATGTATGGTGATGATAGTCCAACAAAAAGACCAGATGTTAGAGCAAAAATAGGTGCGGCAAATAAAATAAAATTAAAGGGAAAAAAAATCCCGAAAGAGGTAAGACAAAAACAATCAAATACTTGGAAAGAAAAATTAAAAAATAATCCAAGACCAATGTCTTACTACACAGAAAATTTAAAAAAAATGGCAGAAAGAAATAGAAATGATAAGGAGAAGCATAAGCGACATAGTGAAATCTC